GCTTATGTGCATCAGCAATCAGTGATTCGGTATCTACGACCATCTCTTGGCCGCGCGTGTATAGGGTCTTCTGAACGTCGGCAGCGGGCCGCAACTCTACGTTCACTTTGCCCATCGTCAGAACTGGAGACGCAAAATACTTGAAGATGTTGCCCTTAATGCCACCACCAATAAGATCGGCCTGGGCCCGCTTCACAATTTCGTGAGCCTTGCGCGTATCGGTAGGCAAGCGCGGTGCAGCAAAGTTTACTTCGGGGGAAGCAGCAATGCGGTCTTGGAGTTGGCCTTGACGATCCGCCATACCGCCGGAATTGAAGGCATCATAGACGTCACGCCAAGTTTGGAAGCCCTGACCCTGAAGGAAATTGCGGATACGACTGAGGAAGTTGACGAAGCGGTCGAAGATTTTGTTGATGGTGGGACCAAAGTCAGCCTGTTCAGCGAGACGAGCGTTGACGCCATAAGCACGAACTTCGTGGTTGGGTAGGGAAGCCGCATCTACACCTTTGATGTACTTGGCAATAACCTTGCGAATAGCTTCGATGTTTGCGTTAATGAGACGAATCTCATTTGGCCGGAACATTCCCATATTTTCAGCGACGTGCCATCCCTCATGAATGGCGGCTTGTGTAATGGGGAAGTCAGCGCCACCAGCCTTGGCTGCCGCCAATGACAGGACCGCAAGGTCCTTGTGTGCAAAGCCACTCACATCCGAATCAAGACTGATTCCTGCGGCTTCAGCAGCTCGCTGTACTACCGCATCAAGATCACGCAAAAACAACTGATTCTGAATAGTAAGGCGTCCGTTATTACCCAGTACACGTCGGAACGCTTCCGTGCCCTGTTGCGCAAGCTCGGCGTCAGTGCGAGAGGAAAGTGGTGCAGTGCCCGGTTGTGCAAAGCGGTAGCCCGCAGTCACGGTGTAGATGGGCTGGTCAAGGTTGTCGGCAACCCAACCATCTCCGGCCCTATACATCAGGTCGGGCGACAGCCGTTCCACATTGTAGCCGCGCCTCTCAAGAGCCTGATAGACTCGGCCTGCCGCATCACTAACCTGTGAGTCCGAATGGACGTCAAGGCCATTAGAGTGGGCCCAATCAATTAGATTCTGATAGGCCTTGATGCCATAGCCCCGACCGCGAACCTGTGATGTGGCCCGGGCCGTCGAGATACGGAGGGCATCTTCATCAAGGGTGCCGCTAATATTGACAACACCAGAACCTTCCGCATCATCAATTTGCACAGTGTAGTCAAAAGTGCCATCGGGCGAAACTTCAAGACCCTCAAGTCGTTCGCCCGGATTACGAAGGCGGGGTGCGGCGAAGGCAGGATCGGCCGAGCCCTGTTCGTCTGGGTCGACAAAGCCACTGACGTCAGAGTTGAGGGGGTCTTCGAAGGCCGGGCTGTCGTGGGGGTCAATAGTGGTACCACCATCTTCTGTTTGTGCAAGTGCCTGTTGACGACCCCACGCGCGACCAGCTTCTTGGCCTGCTTTGAAGTCAGGGTGAAAATTGAAGGGGGTTGGGGCGTTGGGTGAATTGGCACCAACCCCAAAGCCCATCGTGAATTGACGTGGGTCGGAAGCAGTCTTGGCTCCCGTCTGTACTGCTTCCGCAAAAGTTTGGGGCTTCGCTGTTTTGGTAACAACAGGAACCTGCGTATCAGATTGCCAGCCGCCCGTCTGCCCCCACGCCTCATTGCCGCCAACCGGAATGGCTTCGGCGCCGGGCGGGCGGTTCTTTGCGGCCTGCTCAGCCTGATATGCGGCATAGTTTTCGGCCATGCCCGGGGGAATGTTGGGCGCGTTGAGGCCAACTTGCGTGGAGAATTCGGGTTGGGCCTGTGGGTTCAATGCGGATTCGGGGGCACGAAGCGTCCCCGACGCCATGCCTTGCAGCGTCTCAAGAATGGTGGCCTGCTGTCGGCCGACCTCAGCAAGCTGGGCCTCCACATTCTGCAACGCTACTGCATCATTGGTGACTTGTTCGCGCTGCCGGGCAAGCTGCCGCTTCGTCGTGACAAGCTGCTGGAATTGTGAGAGCATGCCTTGCACGTTGGGGGTTGCAAGCTCGGCCAGCGTATTGATGGTTCGGGCAGCGGCCTGCGTCGGATTGGTTGCAAACGTTTGGAGCGTGTCGATAGCTTGGGCTGCCACTCGCTGATCGGCGGTAAGGGGGGCCGCGCCAGGACGACCCTGCACATTCGGCGTTACCTCGGGAATTGCGAAGCGGTTCTTGCCGACGCGAGTAAGTTGCCCAGCCTTGGCCATATCGGCCAAGGTATTTTGAAGTCCAGCCTTCTCAGCTCGCGTGAGGCTAGAAGCTCCAAGCCCCAGGCGCGTCAATGCCACGTTGGCAACATCGTTAGCGGTGAAGGCGCCTTCTTCAATTTCGCCACGGCCCTGCGCATTCAACACATTCCGAATGAGGGTTTGTGCTTGACGACTGCGGTCCACTACGTCTGGCGTGGGGTTGCCATCTGCGTCGAGGTCCCCTGCCTGAACAATCGCATCACGCTCGCCCGTAAAGTCGGCAAGCGTTTGCTCACGAACGGTGGCCACCTGATCACGATAAAGTGAGCGCAGGGCGTCGTTGGCCCGAACCACAATGCCCTCGTCGGTGGTGCCGGGTGGCACTGCATACTGCGGGTTGGCACGAAGGAATGCCTCGGCATCAGCAACCTCAGTAATCGGCTCTGGTTCCTCGGGCAACGGCTCAGCAATTCGTTCGCTGCCAAGGGCGGGAGCCGGGGGCGCGACTTCGGGTGTAAGTGAGGCTGCGTCAGGGCGGCGGCCAGCTACTCCCGAAATGGTTGCGCCGGTGGCACCACCTGCAGCAGCCGATGCAAACATGGTTTCCCGGTATTCACGCATGGCATCCGGACTCATCAAGTCGAGGCCAGCTTGCGCGCGCTCAAGAATTTGTTGTGCTACTTCGGTGGGGACTTCGGCAGCCGCGCCGACTCCAAGCCCACGAAGAATACGAGGCACAAGTGTGCGGCCGACTTCCTGTATCGGGCGCCTAAACACACGAGCCAAGCCGAGCGTAAGACGATCCGATGCCATCTCAAGCCCTGCTTGAGGAATTGCAGTAAGGGCCGCTGCCGCCTCATCCACCGGCTGGTTTGGGTTAGCTTCAAGCTGCCGTTGACGATTGGCACCAAAGAGTTGGGGGTAGGAAGCAGCAAGACCACCCAAAGCACCACCAATGAGGGCGCCGGGAGGTCCAGCAAGGGCGCCACCGGCAAGCGCACCGCCGCCCATACCAGCCAAAGACAGGCCGGTGTTGGGTACATTTGCCCCGATGGCCTGTCCTGCCGCTCGCGCATAATCACCGCCCGTCTCAGCATCTTCAAAGCTTTGACGTTGGGCAGAAGGTTGAGCTTCTTCGGCCTCCCGCACATTGCGTTCGCGACCTTCACGACCGAATGCTTCAATGCCCTCAGAACCGATGATACGACCTGCGCCTTCAGCCGCACTATAGAGTGCTCCTTGAAGTTCATCGACGCCACGAGCAATTGCACTGCCTGTGCGCGGCGCGTTGCGGCGTTCCTCTTGAAGAAGGGAAGTCACACGCTCTTGAGCGGCGGCCTCATCTGGAGCACCCGTAACCTGAATGATTCGGCCAGTGGGCAGTTGAATGTTGAAATCGGGCATTAGGTTCCTGGGCGACGATATGGGACAACGGTTACATTAGGGGCCGCGCCAACATCAGGGGCCGGGCCGGTTGCATTGGCGCCGGGATTGCGAGCACGTTCAGCACGGCGACGATTGGCCCACGTTTCAGCATCCTGCATGAGGGCGCCCGGGTCCGTCATGTAACGGGGGTTGTTTCGGTTCATAGTGCCGAATGCAGTGATGTCCCGCTGGAATAGGGCGTCTTCGCGCGAGGCATTGCCGGGGCGGCCGAAGCCTTCCGGAGCCGGAACGGCCGCACCTGTGCGCGGATTGAAGAAGGTCATGGCACCAGTGTCGGGATTTTCAAGGGCGGTGAAGCTGCCGCCGCCGCCCCCACCACCGCCGCCTGCACGCTGCGCACTAATCATGGCAGCGCGTGCTTGCATAAGACGGGCTACGTTGATGGGGCTGTTGGGGTCCCGTGCCAATTCTGCTTCGGCCTCGGCCACACGAATCTGTGCGCGCCGATATTCTTGCATAACATCAACTTCACGTTCCTGTCGCGTGTCCTGACGGTCTTCGCGGTTGCCCCGCTGCAAGGCCAGCCCGGCTTCACCGATCTGCCCAAAGATGGACGGGTTGCGGGAAGCGGCCATAGCAAAGCCGAAGTTGGCAAGCTGATCGTTGGTGTCGCGCCCGCCCCGCGCTGGAACTGCATCAGGAGAGGATGCGGTGTTGGCGCCGCCCGCAGTCGGTGCGTCCTCAGTGTTGGCGGTGGAGGTGCCTGGAGTTACGACGGGAGATGCACGACCGCTGCCAGCAACAGAGGCGCCGGGAGGAAGCGGGGGAGTCGGGAGCGTGGGATCGGGTTGGCCAAGTGTAACATCCGCGTTAGGATGCCTCGCTTCTGCTATGGCGCTTGGTTCTCTTGAGCGCCCGGGAGCCAGGCGTCGTAGCAAATCCAATACATTAATTGGAGCAACATCGCCCTGCAAACCCACTGGACCCAAAATTCCTGCTTGCCGAATATACTCATAAAGTCGGTTTGCTAAGGGGTTCGGATTTTCCATACCAAAAATGGCCATCTACGTAATCCTTGAACTCAATTACCATCTACTAAACTCTGTAATTCCAGCAAGGTCGCTGCCGCCACCACTGCCGGTCAGCCAATTCCATCCACTACTTATAACATTTCCTGCGGTATTTGCCAAGTTGGCTACGCCCTGCACACCGCCAAGAGAACCAAGCAGGCCAGTAGTTGCGCCAATAACTTGGCCGATGGGGTTACCGGTGGGGGAAGTTTGCGTGGTGCTAGAGGTTGCGCCGGTAGCTGGGCCACCCACACCAAGCGCGTTGCGTAGGGCATCAATGCCTCGGGCGCCCCAATCACGCTGCTCACGGAAGTCCCCATACGAGGCGTCGATGTTGGCTTGGTTGAGGGCCTGCTCAAGGCCACCGGTCGCCAGCAACGGATTGACTTCAGAGCCAAGGCGCGCAGCATTCTGGCCAAGCAGGCTTTGAATGAGGCCGAGGCCCTGCGCTTCGTAACCGGCGGCCTGCCCGGCCTGCTCGATGCCGCCCCTGTTGAGGGCTTGGCCCGCCGCATACAACGCAGGAATGGCTGCCTGATCTTTGCGGTATTGGTCGGCGGCTTCGGTGAATGCCTTGGCACGCTCGTTGGCAGAGAGCCGCCCCATCTCGCCCATCGTATTACGTTCAAGTTCCTGCTGGGCCAGTGCGTTACGGGAACCGCCAAAGGAACCTGTGCGAACAGCATTGGAGCGGAGGTCAGTGGCTTGTGTTGCGGAGCGTCGAGCAATGTCGGCCAGTGCCGGATCAAGAACCGCCTGCGTGTAGGGATTCATGTAGCGAGCAATATCGGCATCGGGAAACAGGCCAGCCAGCCCACTAATGGCTTGGTTGCCGGTGGTGGCCAGCCCCGCGCTATCGGCCGCTAGGCCGCGAACGGTGCCGGTGGGGCGCCCAGCAATGGAAGCTTGGGTAGCTCCAGCCAATTGATTAAAAAGATTGCTACCAGATGACGCAATGTTCTTGGTGTTGGCGACAGCCCAATCCTGAGATGGCGTAAAGCCAGCAACACGCGGGCCACCATACGCGCTGTACGGCTGGTTGGCATAGTTGGTCGCCGCATTGAAAAGGTTGGTCGCAACACCGGCGGCCGGACCAGATAGGCTCGCTTGCGATTCAGTGGTGGTGGCGTTGCTGCCAAAGAGGGAGTCAAAAATGCTCATTAGCGGAGGGACCTTTTCAGAATGTCACCAATTGGAAGTGGCCCAGCCTGCGCAGACGAACCTGTTTTGTTTTGGCGCACGGCCCGCACCAAATCATAAAGGCGTTGAGCTCCACCGTTGGATGAACCATCACCAAACATACTGACAACGTCTGCCGGAATCACGAACTCGCCATCAGAAAGGGCGGCCGGACGGGCACCATCAATGGTGGTGGGAATTAGGTCGTCGAGGCCGCTACCGGGACCTCTGGCAATCTTGCCCCCACCAAACAAACCAATTAGACCACCACCTGCATAATTCTCACCGCTGTCATTTCCGGGCGCGCCAGCGCCTGTCCCGGCACCACCAGCCCCAGTTCCATCATTGCCAGCAGCATCTTGCCCGGCCGCCGTTGAATTGGAATTGGCATTATCGCCCGGATCGCCATAACCAGCTTCGCCGCCCGGGCTTGGGCTGTCTTTGCTGTCGGCTAGAGTAGAGGCATCATAGTCAGACGGCTTCTCGGGAAAGCCGTAAACAGCATTTAGAATTGCTGTTGGCACATGAGAAAGTTGCGTAGCAAGCCCGCGCAAACCAAACACGGAGCCCAAATCTTTGGCGGGCACCCCAGTTAAAGCATTGATTGCGGCAGCCGCCATAGTAGCGGGCACGGTAGTAGCAAGGCTGGCTGGATTCGCCATCATGCCAGTAAGCGCTCCAAACATACCACTTTGCCTAGCACCTTGAATATCGCCGGCCAGAGAGCCGGTGGAGGGGGCGCCAGTAGGATTAGGTCCACCAATGCCAGCCTGAGCCGAAGACCCGGCACCAGTTGCGATGTTGAGAAGGGCCTCCATAGCTCCGCGCTCGGCGGGGGAAGCCAGGGGCGAACCGATCTGGGGCGTGCCAGACGTCTGACCAAAGGACGTTAGTCCGCTGGGGGGAGTATACCCGAACTGGCCAGTTGGCGAATTAAAGGTGCCCGACATTAATACCTCCCAGCCATTATAGCATGAATGTGAGTTGAAGAAAAGTTAGCGAACATCAACGTAAGTGTTGCCTTCCAAGGCCACCAATAGTTTGCCAAGAATGTGGGTTACCACGGTGACCGAGGGGTTGTTGACGTCTAGGGTTACGGGCGCCGACACTGTTCCCATTACGATGAATTGGGGGCGGGTGCGGCGGCCCTTGTCAAAGAGTTCAGAGGACTCTAGGATTTGGGTTAGGCGCCGCCACACCTCAGTGGAGGAGGGATCCCAATGTTGGGGGGCGTCAGGAAAGGTTTGAGAAAGGATACGCCGAACCATTAGCGTTGCCCGTCGTCTTGAAGGGCGAAGCGAGTTTCGCCCATGCGCCAAGGTGTGGATTGGGTCGAGGTGGTTGCGTCAAGACGCATAGCCATTTCACGGCCACGCAAGCGCGTGGACACCTTTTGCGTGGCACCCGTTACAAGGTAAGGGCCTTTCGTGATGACGTCCCCACCCGGATACTTCCGCATAAGGAGGGAGATTTCAACGGCGTCGAGAAGCGGGTCCCCGGCAGGCGTCTTGAAATCTGGTACGTATTTGTTGCAAAACATGATGGTGTCACCACTATTGGAATCGAAGTAGGCGGATTGGAGGAAGGATTCCATCGGGGCAGTTCCAGCCGCGTATCCGGTTTCTTGATAGTTGAGGCCATGATCGGCCTCGGGCACTCCTGTTGCGAGAACCTGTGCGAAGGTGGAACGATCCTTCCACGTAGTGCGGCGCATGGTACCGATGACCCATGGCATGTTAGGTTCGGCTACATTCACAATTACGTAGCGGTCGGGTTCCGTATCCAAAGAATCGTGAGACGTGTAGAAGAAAATGATTTCGTCAAATTGCGAGTTGGTGCCAGCAAAGATTTTAGATTTGTAACGGCCGTCAATTCCCTCAAAGACGTAGCGGAGAACGGTGGAGTGGAGGGGCTGGATGCGGCCATCATACTTGAAGAACTTGCCGTTGTTGCCCATCCAGTAGCAAGAGCCACCATACTCGACGCCTGCGTTCTGGGCAATGATCCCGCATGCCTCACCTGCGCGTGAGAAACCAAAGACATCGTTAGAGCCAATGTAATTTTGTGTGAACATGTCGGCGTCGGTCAAAATGACGTGCTGGTCTTTGGTCTTGATGACGGCCACGATTTCGGAACCACGAGACGCAAGTCGGAAATCCCCGGCCGTATTTTCGAGCGCGGGAGTCCAAGTATCGTAGTCTTCTTGTGAACACCAACGAATAAGGAGGGGATCATAGGTGCCGCTGATGTCATGGGTTCCGTACAAAATTACGTGCCGGGCCTCAGTTGCTACGCGCACGATTTGATTGATCGAGGGGGCAGCCGTAATAAGGGCGGCACGAGAAGTAATGCCATTTTGTGGGGACCACAAATAAAGCGGGCCCATAGAAGGCACAGCCATGATCTCGGTGCCCCACTGATCGAGACTCCACTGTCGCATCTTAAGGAGGATGGAGGAACCGGTTGGCTCAGACCAGCCAAAGTTCCCACTCCACACACCACCACCCCAACCACCGACTTGAGAATCAGATTGTGTGCCGGCGTTGGCATAGAGCAGGACAGTAATGTCGCCACCAGTTAAGGCGGAGGTAGCAGCAGCAGAAATTCCTACATCAATTGAAAATGAGTTGGCATCAACAAGTCCAGCCTGGAATGTAGCCGTTGTAGATGCAACAGCATTAATAAGAATATTGCCACCAATAGTTGTATTGGCAGATACAAAAGCAACAAACGTACCTTCGGTAAGTCCGTGCGCCGATACAGATACAATTACCTGAGTAGAATTAAGAAGTGTAGAGAGGATATCTGTACCAGGAATAGTCGTAACTAGCGGAGTTACATTGTTGTAAGAAGATAGATTGCTAGAAAACAAACCAGCATCTGTACCAATAAGCGCGGCCCGCGTCCCATCAAGTGCCCGAACAGTTTCCAAAGCGCGAGGAATACCGATAAGGTTGGCACTTTGAATTTCGTTTGTGACGTTTTGCCAACCACCCATAAGTTCGGGTTTGCCAAAGCGGAAACGAATCTTGTCGCCGTCGACCCAGTAGCCTTCGGCTGCCTTAGGTGTTAGTTCTTTGACAATACCGGGCGCAAAATTGATGGTCGTGAGTGTCTGATCTTGAAGCATTAGCAGACTACCTGAAAACTCCAGTCAATGGGGTCCATGTCTACGTAAGTCACACCATTCCACCCAAGAAATTGCACGCGAAAGCTAGTGTTGGTGGTGCCAGTTTCGAGGCGAGCCACACCATGCGTATAGCCTGTGTTGTTAGAAGGCCACAAGAACAGCGCGTAAGTTGCCGTCGGCATGGCCGTGCTGAACACCACAGTAAAGTCGCCCACTGCGTTACGGATCACCGAGAACACGTTGCCCGTCGGTCCGTATGCGGTGCCGTTGTTGTTGAAGCGCCCCCAGGCGCGGGGCATGTAGAGCGGTGCGCTGCCAGACGGCGCCGCCATAACAGCGCTATTGTGCCGAAGATTGCCAGAACTAATATGTAATTGCTCTTGTGGATTAGCGGTTCCAATCCCGACCTTACCATCTTTGTCAAGACTAAGTCCGCTAGTATAAAGCCCGTCACTTCCCATAGTTTGCATTGCAATGCGTGAAGGCACAATAGACGAACTAACTGTCGCATCAACTTGGGCAATGATACGAGCAGAATTTGAAAAAGCAGAGCCGTAGTCACCGGCAAAAAGAATTTGCCCGAGAACATCGTCTTCTTGTACTGCCGCATTAGTTCCAACAGCAGCGCCACGCGACTTCATGAACTGTGCAACAGGCCCCGGCGCAGAATCATTCCATGTGCCGAATGTTGGTGCTGCTGCATAATTCGCAACGTGAATTTGCAGTGGATTGTTTACATAGCCTTCAATGCTGTAAGGTACGCTAGTTCCAATCAGTACCGTGCCATTGCGATTCACAACAAAAGGTGTGGTGTCAGAAGCCGCATCTTCAATAAGGATGGCAGGCCCAACGCCAGTTTGCGTAATGCGAAGTGCAGCAACGGCAGACGTACTAGTTGAAACGGATACTACAACCGCACCATTAATGGTGCCGCCGTCCGTCGTCAGGTTGTTTGCGTTGTTGACAGACCAGCAATCCACACCGTCACAAGCCACCATACCAAAGCCAGATGCAGGAAGCGTGACAGCAGCGCCAGATGCGGTCTTTACAGTGATTGCGAAGTTGCCAGTCGTGTTGCGTCGGAATACGTAAAGCTTAGAACTGGATGGCACAATGATAGCGCGGTTGCCGGTGAGTAGTCCCGACAGCGTAATGAATGCCTTGCGTGCTTCGTCTTCAACGGAGTTGCCGGTCGTGAGTGTGAGGTCGCCAGACCCTGCGGCGCCAACACTAACGTGACCCGCGATGGCTTGAGCCGTCAATTCGAAGACGTCATTGGCCTTTTCGCCCCAGGTGTTTTCGTTTTCGCCGGTGGCCTGAAGCTCCAAGCGGAGAAGGGGATCATATGTAGAGGGCATTACTTCCTACCTTGTTCAAGAATTCGGTCTACCTTATCGTCAATACGTGTAAGGACCGTGGTGAGGCGCAGCTCAAGGTTGCGCGCGGCTTCATGCGTGACGAAGGTTCTGTTGACTTCTGCTTTATGCTCGAAGAGTTCTTCATGAATTCGATCTATTTTCTCAGACATTGATGTCATCCATTTGTAAAGATACCCAGCATAAATGACAATGAAGGGGAGCCCGACTTTAGTTAGGATTTCCCACACAGATTCGAAAGTCACGCTAACCCCCCTCATGGTACACCAATATAAACCGATTGTGAAACGTCCCATTCGGGATTGGTAATCTCAATAATAAACCCATCCTCCGTTAAAAGGAAGCCACCTTCTTCAAGTCCCACACTAAAGACGGGGGGATTGTCCATCGGCCGTCCATCGGGAATTGGCAGTAGCTCTCGTCTCGGACGGGCACTTTTGTTTTGTGGGTGGCGAACTGCATCGTAGGCCCCATCATTGCAGGAACGGCACACCACAAACCCGGTGGCCTCCTTGAACATTTGATAGCGCCGGTATTTGAAGCTGCACCGATCACAGATGGTCCAGCCACTCATCACACCCATTAGGGATTCTCGGCTAGGTTGTTTTCTGGCGTGCCCTTAGTACGATCAGAAGAGTCCGACCGCCGTGCCCGCCGCGCCTCATTGTTAATGAAGTTCAGTTCGGCGTCTGCGGCGGCCTGCCACTTGTCGGTGGCCGCTTGGTTCTTCGTCCAGAAATTGGCGTACATCATACCGGCCGCAAAGAATGCGGAGTCTGCATTCTCCGAAAACCAGTTGGATGGGGCCAGCGACGACAACACAGTGACGCGCGGAACGTATTCGAGGAGTGCCGTCGAGTCTACGTTGGGCGTGGGCGCCAAAAAGATTTGCGTATTGTCTTTGGGTGCGTAGTATTTGGGCGGCGCACACGATACATAGTCGGGCCAATAGGCCGTCAGATACTCGTTGGATTGGAGTAGGAGGTTGGTCCAACCTCCGGTCACACAAACCTGAATGGCCTTGAGAACGAGAAGGTCGGTGGGAAGGTCAAGGGTGCGGACAGATGCGGAGATGGAGACTTCCGTAAAGCGGTTGATATTGACGGCATCGGTGCGGCGCTGAAGGTAGTTTTGTGCCCGCTCAATAATGAGGGGGATGGCCGCGAGGAACTCGTCAGAGTCCTCCTCCATATTAGCGATAATGTCGTTGGCCAAGGTGTCATAGGTGTAGGGCATGTTTACCGTCCAAACCTAATGAAGATGGAACCGCGCTCGCGATCCTCTCGCATTGCTTCACGGAGTTCTTGTTCGTAGGAATTCTTGAGGAGGGTCAGACGTTCGGTGGGAACTCGGCTAGAACGGCGCAACCCGATCCAGTAGGCAAGGCCATAGGTGAGTGCAGGGATGAAGCGGCGGGGCACGTCCACATTGTTGAAGGCGCGGACCGTATCCTCGACCGTCTTTTGAATGGTGAGTTCAACAACGTAATCGGTATCTGGCGTGGGCCAAATATTCAGGATGTTGCCGTTGCGACGCCGATCAAACCAGTAGGAAGTGGGGCGGCCCTGGAGGTCCTTGCTGGGGAGTTCGGCCCACCGTTCATAGCCGTGACGCTCAAGCTGGTTGGAGCCCGAGTTGGCAACGGAAGTGGCCGCGCTCGCATAAAGGACGTCGAGAATGGTGTTGTCAAAAGCGTAGGAACCCACCGACGCACTGACAGTGATGGTGGTGGTTTCGATTTTGTGGAGAAGGATGTTGCGGTTCTGAATTGAGATGAGCATAAGGTCGACGCCTCGTTGCCCCGCCGTCAATTCTTCGGCAAGGATTGGCCCACCACCCACCATAGCAATTGCGTCTTGGAGGATTTCGTCAAAGGTGGGATCGAAATTTGAAACGCCACTGGTAGCCATGCTTGATTCCTAAAAGAAAAGGGGACCTCGCGGCCCCCTTGCGGGCTACTTGCCCTTCGCTAGTCCACCCTTCTTGAACGCGGGCGCCGGGGGCTTAAGCTTGCCCGGCTTGGGCGCCTTGGGTGCAAAGGGGAAGCCACCCTTTGCAGAGCCTTTGGCGGGGGTCGGAGCAACCGGCCCCTTCTTGCCTTTGCCGAATGCCATGCCCGCCATTAGATCAGGATCACATTCACGAGAACTTCACCCGCCGTGACGGTAGAAGTTTCGATGGACACGACAGCCTGAATCGTAGTGTCGACAGTGAAGACAATGGCGTTCGCGGAAACCTGGGCGCCCGACATGGTCTGCGTGCGACGGCCAGCGGTGTTCACCGTGGTAGCCGCAAAGATAATGCCGGTGGAAGTGGGAACGCCAACCGCAAGATTGGTGTTGGACGCGCCCTGGTTGTAGGCCGTAATGACGTCGAGCGCAGCATCCCAAACGCGGGAACCGGCCGGGGCCACAAACAGCGGAATGGTAGTGGAGCCGACCGCCGTGCCCGTGTCACCAATGGACACCTTGCGCTGCATGTAGAAGGGCACCTTGCCCTTAATGTCGGCCATAGCGGTGCTACCGGCGAGGCCGGGTTCCACACGCTTGACGTTAACGGGATAGCTAAAAGTGGTCATGCTGATTCTCCAAAGAGGTTAAGGAAGGGGGACCGAAGTCCCCCAACCATATTAGGTGGAACCAGACGAACCGTACCACTGACGCCAATCAGACCAGCCGAAGCTGTAGCGCTCACGAACCTTGTAGCGCATGTTGCCCGTCAGGAAGTCCACATCATCCTTGGAACCCAGCGGCGACCGCACAAACATCTTGGTGCCATTGGGAACGTCCGTCCGAATGAACCAAGCATTGGTGTCGGTGAAGCGATGGTTGATGGTGTAGCCCTTCGAGAAGAGGCCCATATCCTTGATGGCGTTGGTATCGTTATCAGCCGTCGACACACGACCCTCGGACTTGAGGATACGATGGGCAATGAACTGAAGCTGGGGCGGCAGATGCAGGCTCACCGCGCGGGCACCAATCAGGATGCCACGGTCGTCCTTGGTCAGGCTGATGTTGATCAGCGCATTCTCAAGGGCGGTTTCGGAGAGGTCCGCAGACACGCGGTTGGACTGGAGGCCAGCCGCCAGCGTCGGATGCGAGGCCGAGAACAGCGGCACCGAATCACCGCCGGCGTACAGAGCCGACGTGTTGAAGCCGTTGTTGAAGACGTTCGCGGCCTTGATCTGCTTGGCATTCGCCATGGCGCGACCCATGGAGTTCGCCTTCAGCTTGCCCGTGGTGCCGTAGAGGTTATCTTCGATGGCCTCTTCGGTAATGGCAAACGCCATCGCCACAGTCTCGTGAGTCCAACGCGAGGTCCAGGCTTCCTGCGCCGAATCAAAGAAGACCTGCTGACCTTCAGCCTTCGTCGGCGCGGTGCCGAACCCAGTCTCAAGGACTTCCTCTTCGAAGGAGCGGCTCGACTTCTCGACATCAAAGAGCGGCAGATGCTCATTGTCGATAGCCTTGTAGCCCGTACCAAAGATTTCGTTAAGGCCCGGAACGAGCTGCTTAGCGAATTGTGCGCGAGTTAGAACAGCCATTTCATGTCCCCCTTATTAGCCGGCCGAAACCTGGGCGACGACGCTATTCATACGCACCAGCACCATGGGGAACGGATCACCCCAGGCATTATCCATTACGTTGGCAAGCCCAATCACCTTGAGCGCGCCCGTGACCGCAGACGTGCGGGTGGAAGCGTCAAGCGCCATACGCGAAGTGCCATACACCGGATCAACTGCATCGGCCGCCGTAGCAGTCACGTTGAAGTTGAGGCCCAGGTCACCAGCCGTCACCGAGGCATCAGCCTGGATCATGAAGATGGTTTCCGGGTTATCGCACACATAGACCCACGGACGGTCAGAGCCGTCAATGAAGCCAGCGGACGACGTATCAGCCGGAATGGAATTGCGCAGCATCGGCTGCTTGGTGGCCGGATCAACCCAAGCGAAGCCCATGGCCGCGCCAAGGATGGGGCCCGTGCCCCCACCAAGCGAAACAACAACACCGCCGGTCAGACCGACCGGATGACCACGGCCCAGATCGGGGCAGTTAGCCCCGTTAGGCAGCGGATAGGGATTAACTTCGTTGCCGTGCGAGTTCATCGCAGCGACGGGACGAAGGCCGAATGGGGCAAAAGCGAGTGCCACCTTGTATCCTCCTTGTTAGCCGAAGGAGGGTCGCCTCCCCCGGGAAAAACTCTTACTACCTTCATTCGCAAACATGGTGCGATTACCTGCCCCGTCGTCAAAGCTTACCGTCTTTCTGTCGAAGGCCTCTTCAGCCATATTTGCCCGTCCTTCGGCAAATCGCTGAATGGCTTCCGCCTTCTTACGGGGTAGCTTGGCCAGGACCAAATCCCCATTGATTGCGCAACCATCAAGAATCTCAAGTTTCGAGCCGATGGTGGGAAAAACGTAGCCGTCGGGAACATCCGACCGTGCCACAAAACTCCACCCATCCCTCATGCGCGAAGAGATGTTGTTATGATCATCCTCACCCCCTACTCGAAACCTGATCCATCTGTAGACGAACCTATCGGTATCCGGCATGGGCGGAATCTCTAGCGCATCAGGTGGAGTATACTCTTCTTCCAGTGAAACTTCAAGTACCTCATCTTCAGCATTAGTATTTGGAGCCAAGAACTTATGTGCCATTAGCCAATCTCCGTATAACCATTTGCATTGTTGCTTGCAGCTTCACGACGAGCCTTCTGTCTTGCGAACTGCTCAATAGTAATCCCCAACTGATCCGCCATCTGACGGTCGGCCGGGGTAATCTTCACCTGAATCTTACCGTTGCCGGTTGGCGACGGTGCCCGATTCTGAATGGTGACGCTAGGATTCTTTGGCTTGGTCACGACCCCGCCCGCTGCAAACTTGTGAGGAAGTTCCGCACGCATTCGCCTATTGAACTCCTCAAAGAATTCCGGGTCATTGACGTCGTAGCCATCGGCCACAATTTGCTGATCCACAACGCGGGCCACCTGCGTCATGATGGCATCCTTACCAAACCAGTCCTTGTTCTCCTCATACCAAGCAATGGCAAGGGGATTCTTAGAGCCAGCCTTGGGTGTAGTCTGTGGTGTCGGGGCGGTCGTCTGCGGGGTCGGCGGCTGGGCTGCCGGTCCACCACTGCCCTTCGTAGGGAAATTGGCCCGCTCCCGAATAGCTGCGTGCTTCTGCGCTGCCAAATCCGACATCTTAGCCTGAACGTCGAATAGGGCATCCTTGTCGCCGTTGGCGAAGGCCGCATCATACTCAAGGCGCAGGGCCTTCATCGAGCCTTCGATATTCTGAATATGGAGGTCGAGGCCAATTGCCGCACCTTCGTGGGCATCTGCCTCATACTTGGTGACCTTGCCACGAAGCTCCTCAAGCTCGGCTTCGGCGGCGGCGGCACGAGAAGCGAGGGCATCTCGCTGGGCCTTAAGGCGCTGGCTTCGCGTCAGCTTCTTCTTTGCTGACGGTTCCTCAACTTCCCCCTCGTCTTCATCTTCCTCAGGCTCGGGTGTCGGTGTTTCCGTATTCGGAACGATTACCGACTCTTCCTCTTCGGTTTCGGGGGTATCCTCGCCCTCAATAATTTCGAACGAGGACTCTTAGGGATCGGTGGCAAGCTTGCCACTCGC